GATCACCGGAATGCACCGCGCCCTGGGGCGGGGCGGCAGGAGATGGCATGGCACGCAAGCGATACACGGACAAGTTTAGGGCGTCGGCGGTTGTCATGCTGGAGGCAGAAGGCTATCCGGCACACGACGGCGCTTTGACGCGTGTGTCGAAGCACCTTGGTGTGCCGCTTTCGACGCTGCGCGGGTGGTTCACCGCCGAACACAACCCGCCGCCTGCGGAAGTTCGCAACGAAAAAAGGCTAGAGTTGCGGGACTTGCTGGAAAACGAACTGCGCGAGGCTGTTTCGGCTATGGCGGGCGCGCGGTCCGATGCGTCATACCGGGACCTGGGAACGGTCGCTGCCATTTTCACTGACAAGGTGCAATTGCTGGACGGCAAGCCAACCGAACGGGTAGAGAACGCTGTAACGCTTGATGATCGACGCGAGACCATACTCAGCAAGCTATCTAGCATCTCAACCGCCACCGGTACGGGAGCGCTTCATTCGGAGCTTGACGCCGAGTGAGCTTACCACGCTGGAATACGATTGGCGGTTTTGGGCGCGCGACAAGCAGCTGCCCCCGCCTGAGCCGTGGCGCTACTGGGTCATCCTGGCCGGGCGCGGGTTCGGCAAGACCCGGACGGGTGCGGAGTGGGTGCGGGAAGAAGCGCGGCGGTACCCAATGGTAAACCTGATTGGCGCGACGGCAGACGACGCCCGCGACATCATGATTGAGGGCGAATCCGGGATTCTGGCGATTTGCCCGCCAGACGAGCGCCCCGAGTACCGCATCAGCAAGCGCCGCCTGGAATGGCCCAACGGGGCGTGGTCGCTGATTTTTACCGCTGACGAACCGGAGCGGCTGCGCGGCAAGCAGCACATGAAACTGTGGGCGGATGAGCTGGCGAGCTGGCGATATCAAGAGGCGTGGGACCAGGCCATGTTTGGCTTGCGGTTGGGGGACAACCCCCAGGCGTGTGTCACGACCACGCCCAAGCCGATGAAAATCCTGAAAGACCTCCTAGGGCGCGACGATACGGTGGTGGCGCGGGGCAGCACGTATGAGAACCGGGCCAATCTGGCGGCGGGGTTCTTTACCGACATCATCCGGCAGTACGAAGGCACGCGGCTGGGTCGTCAGGAACTGCTCGCCGAAATTCTGGACGATGTGCCCGGCGCGCTGTGGACGCGGGCACTGTTGGACGACCACCGACGGGGCGACCTGCCCGACCTCAAGCGCGTGGTGATTGGCATTGACCCCGCGGTGACGGCCACCGACGACAGCGACGAAACGGGCATCCTTGTAGCCGGGGTGGACCGCGCGGGGGAGGGGTATGTGTTCGATGACCTGAGCGGGCGCTATTCGCCCGACGGTTGGGCGCGGCGCGTGTCGTATGCCTACCATCACCGGGAGGCTGACCGGGCCGTGGCCGAGGTGAACAACGGCGGGGATTTGGTGGAGGCCACGCTGCGCACGGTGGATAAGGCCATCAGTTACAAGGCCGTCCGGGCCACGCGGGGCAAGTACACGCGGGCCGAGCCGATTGCGGCGCTCTACGAGCAGGGGCGCGTGCATCACGTGGGCACGTTCCCTGAACTGGAGGACCAGATGTGCACCTGGGTACCGGGTGAGAAATCGCCCGACCGCCTCGACGCGCTGGTGTGGGCGCTGACCGAGTTGATGCTCGTGCCCACAGGCGTGGTGTTCGGTTAATGGGCATCCGCGAACGCCTGGGACGGCTGGTGGGGCGCCCGCGCACCAACGGCGCGCAGGACGCCAAGCGCGCGGCGATGATGCTCTGGCCGTCGCTGCGGGGCGACCCGCTGTGGCACATGATCAGCCTGGACAGCTACATCAGCCAGGGGTTCAACCTGAACACCCTCATCTACTCGGCGCTGATGTGGAAGGCGCGAGCGATGTCCCTGGCCCCGATGACGGCCTACGTCGGGACGGCCGACGAGCGCGACGTGGCGCCGCGCGACCACCCGCTGGCCCAGCTGCTGGCGCGGCCCAACCCGTTCACCAGCCGGGCCGAGTTCATCCAGCAATTGACCGTCTACTGGAACCTGGCCGGCAATGCCTACGTCGCGCTGCAGCGCCCGACGGCCGACGCGCTGCCCGAGGCGATGTACCTGCTGCGCCCGGACCGGGTGTACATCGTACCCGACGCGGAGATTGGCATCAAGGGCTACCTGTACGTGCCGGAGGGCAAGCCGAAAAGCGACGGCATCCCCTTCGTGCCGCAGGACATGATGCACCTGAAATTCCCGAACCCCGACGACCCGCTGCATGGGCTGGGCTACGGCCTGTCGCCGATGTCGCCGCTGGCGCAATCGGGCGACGTGGACAATGCCGTCACGCGCTTCCTCAAGACGTTTTTCGAGCGCGGCGCGATGTTCCAGGGCCTGATTAAAGCCAGCATCCCGCTGGATGACGACCAGATAGCCCGCATTAAGCGGCGCTGGCAGGAGCAATACGGCGGGGTGGACAACTGGAGCGAGGTCGGCGTGCTGGACCAGAGCGGCGAGTACCAGCGTCTGTCGCCGACGTTCAACGAGATGGGCTTCGAGGCGCTCGACGAGCGCAACGAGTCGCGCATCCTGGGGCCGTTCGGCGTGGCGCCGATTCTGATTGGCGCGCGGGTGGGCCTCAAGCATGGCACCTACTCCAACTACGAGCAGGCGCGCCAGGCCACCTGGGAAGACACGCTGGTGCCCGAGCAAATGCTCATCGCCGACGAGGCGCGCTATTACCTGGCCAGCCCCGACGGCGCGTTCATGGACTTCGACCGGGCCCAGGTGCCCGCCCTGCGGCGCGACGTGGTGTCGCTGGCCGGGGCCGCATGGCAAATGTGGCAGATGGGCGTGCCGGCCAATGAGGCGCTGCGCACGGTGGGCCTGCCGGCCCCGGCCATCCCGACGGGCGATACCGGCTACCTGCCGATGGCCGTCGTGCCCGCCGGGGCGCTCGAGCAGCCCGGCGTGGGCGAGTCGGGCGAGAGCGAACAGGCCGGCGAGAACGCCGACGCGACCGAAGACGAGCGCGGGGACAAGGCGCGCCGCAACGGGACGGGCCGGCGGCTGAAAGCCTACGACCGCGCGGCCATGTCGCTCAAGATGGACGGCGTAGCCACCGACTGGGAAGCGCGCTACGGCGATGCGGCGGCGGACGGCTTCGAGCACGATCGGCGCGAAGTGCTGCTCATCGTCGGCGAGGAAGCCAAGGCGGCGCGCCGGCGCAAGGCGTCCATCCGCTGGCGCGCCATTGAGCAGGCCATCCTTGAGTACCTCGAGGGCCTGGGCGCCGAGCACTGGCGCGAGCTGTTCATCCCGCTCATGGAAGGCGTGATGAACGAAGCCGGCGAGGCGTGGGCGACGCAGTTGGGCGTGGCGTGGACGGTGCGCAATCTGCGTGGCGAGGCGTGGTTCGAGCGGTACGTCTTGCAGTTTGCCAAGGACATCAACGACACGACGAAGGGCGACATCCAGGTCATGCTGGGCCAGGCGCTCGAGGAAGGCTGGACGGTCTCCGAGATGGAAGACCGGCTCGAACTGCTGTTCACCCAGTACAGCGAGGGCGACGTGAGCGCGGAGGATTTCGCCTGGTTTTCCGAGCGGATGCCCCAGCACCGGCGCGAGGTCATCGCCCGCACGGAGACGATGCGCTCCCTGTCGGTGGGCAACCACCAGTTGTTCGACGAGTGGGGCGTTAAGGAGCACGAATGGAGCGCCACGATTGACGGGCGCCAGCGCCCATCGCACGAGGCCGCCGACGGCCAGCGCCAGCCTTTGGGCGAGCCGTTCGTCGTGGGCGGGTATGAGATGGACCATCCGTTGGACGGCGCCCGTGGAGCGCCGCTGTCTGAGATTATCAACTGCCGGTGTGCTGAGCTGCCGGTGGTGGAGGAGTAGCCAATGTTCACAGTCACGGAATATCGAAACGGACGGACGGCGGTCATCGCCACGCCGCGCGATGCCGGGGCAGCCAAGCAGGCGGCGGTTGAGCACACGGCGCTGGTGGATGCCGTCTGCGCGGTGAGCCGCGGCGGGGGGCGCCCGTTCATCTATGCCTATCGCGGGCGGCTGGTCGAGGCGGCGGAGGCTATCCGGCTTCTGACGGATGCCGGGGGTGTGCCCGTGCTGCGCCTCGACCCGGCGCCGGAAGAGGACGCGCCGGCCGAGATGGTGTTCGAGCCTGAGCCCGAGCCGGACGACGACGAGAGCGACGACGAGCCGCCCAAGCGCGGCCGGCGCAAGGCGGGGCCCGCGGAGACGAAAGCCGCCGCCGCGGAGCGCATCCACAAGGCGCAGCCCGGCGCGCTGCTGAACGTCGATGAGGCCGAAGGGGTCATCGAGGCGATTGTGTCGGTCTTCGGCATCGTGGATGACGGCGACGACATCATCCATCCCGGCGCGTTCGCCAAGACCCTGGCTGAGCGGGCGGGGCGAGTGAAGGTCCTCAACTCGCACAACAACTGGGACCTGATGGCCGTCATCGGCAAGCCGATGGAGATGCGCGAGGTCGGGCGCGAGGAGCTGCCCGCCCACATCCTGACGGAATACCCGGACGCCACCGGCGGCCTGTGGACCAAGACCCAGTATCTGCTCGACACGCAGGCGGGCGCCGAAGTCTTCAAGCGCATCGCGTCCGGGGCCGTCAGCGAGTACAGCATCGGCTTCGACATCGTCGGCAAGGCGGATTACACCAAGGTCGAGGTGGACGGCCAGCCGCGCACGGTGCGCAACATCCGCGAAATCCGGCTGTGGGAATACTCGCCCGTAGTCTGGGGTATGAACCCGGCCACATCGACGGTGGCCGTCAAGTCAGACGACGGCGCGGGCGCGGCGGACCAGGAAGAGACGCAGGACCCGGCGCCCGAAGCCAAGGAGTACACGCCCGACGGGCCGCAGCCGCGCCTGGGGGATAACCTGGTGGCGGATGTCCAGAGCGTGCTGACCAGCCGCCTGGGGTCGTACCTGAAAGACGGTTACATCGACGGTGACGAGCACACCGACCTGATGACGCTCGTCACCGATGTCGTGGCGCTCATGCGGGAGCGCTTGCCCGAAGACCTGGCGCTGCGCCCGCTGCCCGTCTGGTCGATGGACTGGATTTTCTTCGCCGGTCACGGCCCGGACGCCACCAAAGTCCGCGCGGCGGTGACGGACATCACTTTATCATCTTCCGGGACGGCTCACGTCGAAGACGACGCCCAAGCCGACGCCGTCCCGTCCCGTGACGAGGAGGCCCAGGCCGGGCCGCTCGACGGCGAGACACCCACCTCCCAGGAGGGGGCCGGGCCGCTCGACGGCGA